GACCAAGTTATACCACAACCACTAATCAATATTTTTGACATGAACGTTTTCCTTTTTAAAATGATCAACCGAATGATTTGACTGCTCCGGACACATAGAACAGATGCTCTCCGGCTTGTTGATTTGTTTGACTAATGACCGCACATCTCCATTGGCGGAAACACCCTTGTAGTCATATAGATCCCCTTTACCCATATCTAGTATGTTGGCAATGGGCGCACACTTAAACAATTTATTTTTGTAAAGAATTGGTGTGTCCGGACTTCCGCAAATACTATGCGCTTTTTTAGGATTACTTTTGAATGGAGTAATTTCTCCATTGACTAGTTTGTAGGGCATTACAAATCTTTTAAATTTGCTCTTATAGATTGTTACCTCATCGTTGTGCAACTCCAGTTGTTTGTGCCCGTCAACTCTGCTTCTTGTTGCTGTCCATCCACTCCGCTGTTTCACAATACGTTTTATTTCTTTTGTAATCATAGGCTCATGGTCCTGCCTGTGGATACTAACTTGCATCTCTAACGCACCAAAACCAAACCACATCTCAGGATTGTATCTACGTAACAAGTACCCATTGGTTATAAATCTTATAACTGCCTCTGGCCATGCTGTTCTAATTGCTTCTAACACTTTTTGTATGTGTGGATGTAGTAACGGCTCACCACCAAATATAGATATCACTGATGGGTCAAGTATCTTGCTCCAAGTGTTACACTGTTCCTGTATATCTTTCAATGATTCAACTCCTCTACGATCATGATCACTCAAACTTATACAGCCTTTGCAGGCCAAGTTACAGGCATAAGCAACATTGAAGTCTAGTCTTTTTATTCTATATTTCATTTGTAAAATCCACTAGGTCCGGAATGTAATCCTTGATATTAATCTTTCTGAGATTGTCTTGTTGTTTTGTAAATTGTATTAGTTGCTGTTTCAATTTGGCATAGTCTTGCTTTTTGTAGTGTTTATGCACTTCTAATATTTTGGAAAGAGCGACTACAGGCCACTTGATATTTTTTGTAGCGTCCATGTGTGACGCAATTTTTTTAACTTCTGCTTTGACAGACTCCTTTGGTAACATGCCCCATTGCATAAAATTTGGGTCACTCAGTTCGTAGATCCAGAAGCCATCGTCCACTGTTGACAACGGAGCCAGTGTTTTAATTGATTCTATCGTGTTGTGTAAATTTAAAACCTGTAGGGTGTAGTTAAACACCATCTTAGATTCACCACCAAGTGATAAAATAAATTTTCTGTATTTTAAAATATTTTCATACACCTTGCTGTAGTTTGCTGGATATCTAATGTATTCATATGTCCTGCCAACAGCGTCCATGCTGATCATTAGCATTACAGTTTTAAATTTTCCTAACAGATCAAAAAGAGAAGGATGTATTTTTGTTGCGTTCGTGACCAGTTCAAGTGTGATATTTTTTGCTTTGTCTTTTGCAATCAGGTATTTTAAAAAAGCATAGAACTCCGGCTGTATAGTTGGTTCACCTCCTGTGATGTGTAAAACCTGTGAGGCGGCCGCGGCCTCCATCAATTTCTTAAGATTAGACTTGTCCTTGGGCCATTTATAGTCTTCTTCCAAGTATCCTTCATAGAACCTCCAACTGGTGTCCTTGTTTGGGTCCTTATCGCTGGCATCCCAACCGAGAGCCTTCCACTCCTTGTATAATTCGCTGGAGTTGTATGGGAAACACATTTTACATTTTAGATTGCAGTTGTTTCCAAATTTGATGTTAATTTTTTTAATGCTGGCCTCATGCACGTCAATATTGTTTGCAAAATATTTTTTATTTGTTTCTGTTCTTTCCGAGTACCCATGTAGTTTTTCATCTCTATAACATCTGGTGCATTCAGGAACAAATTTGCCCTGCAACATGCGTTCTCGTATATTCTTCATGTAAGGTCCATTGAAATAATCGTTCACAGAGTTGATATCTTTTATGTCTGTGAAACTTTTGGGATCTCCAACCCACTGAGCAACGCAACACATTTGCATTCTACCGTTTGGGGCAAACACGACACCATCGAAAGGATTTCTACAATATGTTTTGTTTTCTTTGTCCATAAATTTATTTAAAGTAAAGATAACACGTAAGCGATTGGATCTGGTGTAATTTGTTTTACTATGTCTTTAAAACCTTTCTCTTCTGTAAATGTCTGTTTAGAAAAATCTAGTCCTGTGTTCCAGTTTTCTATCTTGTTGAAATATATTCGATCGACATTGTATTTTTTACCCAACTCTAACATTTTAGGCATTTCTTGCCAATTGTCTTGCTGGACTACCATATGTAGTTGTACCTGGAACTTTCTATCTATATTAGATAAAAAGTCTAGATTAGAAATGATGTTCTCAAATTGTCCACCACGTCTTAATTTTTCGTATGTTGTTTTGGTCGCTCCATCGATGCTGATGTTCAGGATATCTAGTTTATCAAACAGTGATTGGAACCGTCTGTACATTTTTTTCACAAGCAGTCCGTTTGTCTGCACTGTGAACCTAACGTTATCCAGATCTTTGCTCTGCTGTATGAAATATCTGTAAACCAAACTTGCGAAAGGATCTCCATCTGATCCGATATGTATTCTCACTGTTTGGTCCTGGTTCTTGACAAAGTCTAAAATTTTATTGGCCAACTCCAAACGCATCTTCAACTGCTTTCCGCTCTTGAAAAATATCTGTTCTGTCCTGCAACTTGGACAACTGAGATTACAACTGTTGTCTATGGCCAGTCTTATGTGTTTTATCTGTTTTGGTGGCACAGGGTGGTGTCTTTTCTTGATCGTGTTTTTAAGGAACGTGCATTGCTTGTCGTTGCAGTACCTATAGGATCTGTCAAGAATGGACTCCTGCAACAGTTGTGCAGTGGGACTGTTTAGTATCTCCGGCAGTGATTCGCTGAAAAGGTTTCCCGCACTCTGCGGCAACCAAGCGGTGCACTGGCACAGATAACAACTGCCCATTTTGTCTATTAGCACAGTATCAAATGGGCGTGGACAGATCTTGGGGAACTGTAGGTTTTTAGTGGTATCAATGCCGTACCATTCAAATAGCCGAGAATTAATCATGTTTTACCTTATTTAAAAGCACTTTTACCAGGTCAAAAATTACCAAACATAATTGTTAGCAGTATAAATATCTACATGGAACCAAAAAAAATCATATGGGTAATCAAACACAAACCCGAGCATTTATTTTTCAGAACAGCAAAAGCATTTGCTGAAGAAATAGAGAAAGCCTTACCAGGACACTTTGAACTTGAAGTTTTGAGAACACACGAGTACGTGGACAAGTACAACAAGTATCCTGAACTAAGAAACTTCCAAGACGTCACACACAATCCATCGCCGTTGTACAAACACTTTTGGCAGGCATTGGAGAACGGTGACATCATGATGAGCCAGTTCCAGGCAGAAGAATTATCACAGGTAGAACCTAAGATGTATGCGCTTGTGATGCCATACATATTTGACGACCATGACCATGTCAGCAGAACCATCGAAGGCGAGATCGGAGATGAGTTAAGAGCAGGCATAACCAAAGGTTCAGGCATGAAGAGTTTGGCGTTCACATACAGCGGCGGGTACAGAGTTTTTGGAAGCCACAAGCCAATCGATTCAATGAAGGACGTGAGGAAAGTTGCCACGTCAAATGGCTTCTTGGCTGACGTTATCAAGAACACACTAGGCGCCGAGACCAACATGCATGGTAGTTACGTCAACAACCAGAAGAACTACCCAAATGACGAGATGCCGGTAGTAGAGTCCACATACCTAAGGTTCCCAGAATCAGTGAAACACATCTACAAGACCAACCACAGCATATTCTTGACCAACATAGTGATCAGCAAAAAGTTCTGGTCAACACTGACCACTGAAGAACAGAACGCTATAGAAAAGGCCGCATTCAACACAGCCAGAGTAGAGAGAAAATGGAGTTTGGATGATGCAGAAGACTATGAGTTCAACAGTTTCGAGCATGGAAGAATCATCAAGGAAATGACAGCAGAAGAAGGACAGGAGTTCAAGAGACAGTCCAAAAGATTCTGGGTCAAAGTTAGAAACGTGTTCGAAGACAAGATCCTGCGTAGGATCAGAAAACTTTCAAACAAGCACAATTAATCAGATATAATATTGTTGTCTAGCACAAACTTGTGCAACAGTTCTGCCCATGCATGATGTCCACGCTTATCGGGGTGTCCGTCGTTCATGCTCTTGGTCCAGCCGTGCTTGGCACAGAACTCAAAGTGGCTCTGCACGTAGTCCTTGTTTGGCACCTGCACCTTCAACATGTTCTTCATCCTGTTGTATATCCCTATGTTCTCCTGTACGTGTTCGCTGGGTTTGAAGTTCATGAACCTGGTCTGATCCACCGCGTTGTACAGCACGTCTAGGTCACCTTCCCTGGGTAGGTCATTGGTCAGTGCCCAGTACATCACGTAAGGTATGTTGTGTAGTTTGAAAAAGTTCTGTAACGTTATGATGTTGTTGTACAGTTTGACTGCACTGCTGGCGTCTATGTCGCAGTCCTTGTCGTCCATTATCCAGTCCTGTTCCCACGTTCGCCATGATGCCCACTGTCTTGAGAACTTGGCCACTTCGAACTTGTAACCTTTTACGCCCCTGTCTATCAACTCCTGTGTTTTGAGTTTGTGTATGTAGTCCCACCTGTGTCCACTGCTCCAGCCTATGCTGACAAAGGTGTCCTTCATGCGTTCGGGATTTTTCAGGAACCAGTGCATGGTCGTTTGCACACACCTGTCATTGCCTCTGCCTCCTTTGGCAAGGTTCATGGTTGGCTCTAGACTTAAAAGTTCTCCCAGTTTCTGGTGGCAACTGAGGTATTTCTTCTTTGTGCTGAAACTACAACCGTTGCTGAGGTGATATTTTATTGTCATTACCAGTATTTAATTTCAAAGATCTTTCTTACGCAAATTTACGCTACCGCTTTTTTTTAAAATTTACGCTTCGCTTCGCTCTATTATTTTCCTTTGAAATACTTGGTAATTTTATCGTCTTCATCTTTATATTTCTCATGCTCAGGTAATGGATCTTTTTTCTTTGTGATCTGAGGCCATTGCTCTGCATATTTTTTGTTGAAGTCCACAAGTTCTCCACTGTCCATTGGTTCTATAGCATCTATAGGACATTCAGGTTCACACACCCCACAGTCAATACATTCATCAGGATTGATGACCAGCATGTTTTCGCCTTCATAGAAACAGTCTACAGGACAAACTTCAACACAACTGGTGTGTTTACAAAGCACACATTTTTGATTAACCACGTAAGGCATTGCTCTCCATTATGTAATCATTTTTCCATTTGTCAACTATTTTATAATTCAGGCTTAATAGATAATCTATTGCTTCATTAGATTTACCTTTTTTCCACAGAACTGCTGAACCATTTTCTTCCATAATAATCAACGGATTGTATTTTTTTATAGTGTTTGTGGCCCCTTTTAAAACTTTTAATTCATGTCCTTCTACATCTATTTTGATATAGTCTACGTTAGAAAAATTAAAACTATCTAGTGTTTTTTGTTGAACTGGCACTTTAGGCTTTTTCCGATTGCCCCGTTTATCTAATATTACGCCGCCATAACTTTTCACTTTGCCAACTTTATCACCTAGTGCAAATTCAAAAAATTCTGTGTTGGCAGGCAGTCTTTTTATTAAGTTTTTTCTTTTCCTATAATCAAATGCTTTTACAGTTTTAAAATTTTTTGACAAAGGTATTGTAAAATCGCCGTCTTTGCATCCAATATCGATTGCTGTATGAAAATTTTTTATGTATGGTTTAGACGTTTGATATATTACCAAGCATTCTGTTTTTGTTGTTTCTGAACCCATAATGTATTTTATTACATCTGACGGAATTTTTCAAGTGCGAATCCTTTCGAATCAAAGGACTGTATAAATTCTGAATTGTTTGAATATCTTACGGTGCCTTGGCCCCACACTACATCATGATCATGATATGAAAACGGTTTTGGTATGGTAACATCTATGTATTGTCCGTTGCCAACTCCTAGTGTTAAAAATGTCACATATTTGCCTTTGTCACCTCTGAACACTCGACCATTAGCAATCATTCCTGCAAACTCAACTTTGTCCATGTATAATTCTTTCACATACATGCCCGGCATAAAATCTTTTGTGGACCACCAACCATACTTTCTATATTGAAACTGTGGAGTGTCCCAACTGTCTGATTTTGAAGGAGTCACTACGTTTATGCCCACACGTTTTGCTTCTGTTCTGTATACCCAACGTCTGTATGATCCATGACAGTGTTTCAAACAGGCTTGCCAAAATTTTTCTGGATTATGTGCTTTTTGATAGGCCAATGCCCAAATTAGTCTACCTAAATTAACCGCGTGTGCTCTGCATAATCCAAATCCTGATAAACTTTGTAACATTTCTATTATGGCATTTTTCTTAGGATGGTTACCCAGTCGAGTGGTGAATTCAAATATTTTCTCTTCGTTCTTTTTAGCAAACGCTCTACGATACATGTCTGCTTCGTACTTGTCTATTTTTAAAACTTCTGATATCCTATCGATAGCATCATCTTCATACACAATTGTGTCTTCCATTTTTTCCTGACTCCAATCATGAAACATGGTTGCTTTTTTTCTACCTGATACTGCCACTGGTCTTATCAGTGCAGTTGCAAAAACACAATCTTTCATTGACTTAGGTTGTATGGCTCTAAACAATCTTCGCATGGCAGGTGACTCTGCTTGTGTAACACCCAACACGTCACCTCTGCATAATAAATCAGATGTCGCTTTGTCTTCTGTAGGGTAGTCTGTAAGTCTCGTCACAGGATCCACTTCTAGCAATTGGCTTAGTCCTCTGTTGGCCAGTATGTCAACTTTTAGGTGTTCTAGGTCTTCAACTTCATTTTTGTCTAACAGTATTTGATTTTCTGCTGTGAATAAACTTTTTGGTAATTGTCTTGTAAACATTAATATTCCTCCGCAATGTTTTGATATACATCTCTTCTTGCCCATCAGTTTTCGTTCAATCCTTTTTGCTTCTTCTGGATCAACACCAACTGATTCGTATGTGAACCTGCGAGGGAGTCTACCTTTTGCACCCAAACGTTTGGCCGCTTCACGCTTGGCCGACTTATCTTTGAATAGCACGTAGTTTGATATACGAGCCGAGCGTCCGGGCCACTGTTTGAATATTCTATTCATGACTTCTTCCTGACGATGATGGGGAAAATCAATATCAACATCAGGTAGGTCATCTCTGGTAGGATTTAAGAATCGTGCAATAGGTATGCCCCACTTCACAGGATCCACATCTGTTATGCCAAGTAGGTAACAGACTAAAGACGAACCAGCACTACCACGAGTCATATGGGTGATGTCTCTGGTTATTGCTAGTATGTCACATATTTGGATGAAGTAGTCTACGAAACGTAGTTTAAGGATGATTCGAGTTTCATCAGCGAGCCTTTGCGTGTATTCTTCTGTGCCTGGGCATTGCCTAATAAATCTATCGTACAGCCTAGTTATATCGTTTAGTTCTTTGTCTTTTTTCATGCCTATGTTTGCCTGTTATTGCCTTGAGCAATATTAATTATCAAACTTAAAAATTATAGTGGGGTTTTTTGGTGTTGCCTCAATTTACTTTTCGGTACTTTTAGGTCACGTTGATCACACGCTGGTTTGATCACACAATCATCACAGCCTGGAGAACTTGATCTGCACACTAACTTTGCATGGGTAATCAACCACATGTGAGCACCGTACTTGTATTTGTCTGGTGTAGAGCCGTTCACAGTTATACTGGCCTTTGCTTCATTTAAATTATCTGCCCAACCTAGTCTCCATAGCAATCTAAAAACATGTGTGTCCACTGCTATGTGAGGTTGTCCCCAAACAAATCTCATAATAATATCAGAACTCTTTCGTCCAACGCCAGGCAAGGTCATCAGTTCTTTTTGTGTTTGTGGCACACGGCCATTAAACTTATCCAATAGCATTTTGCTTGTGCCAAGGATATTTTTAGATTTTGCGTTGTGGAGTCCTGCCGGTCTTATTGCTTCAATTATTTCTTCTCTTGATAATTTTAGCATATCCTCAGGATTATCTGCTAAAGCGAATAACTGTCTACAAGCCATTGCAGTTCTTTTGTCTTGGCTCTGGGCCGATAGCATCACACCAATTAAACTAGTGTATGCTTTTGAATAAATTTTTGCTTTGGGTTTACGATTAGAATACTGTGGATAAGTTTTACTTAATTTTTCGTAGATATATTCAATATCATTATTGCTCTTCATCTGAGTGTAGTTCATTTAATAGTTGTCTCAGTTTTCCACCTTCCACTGTCGCTTTCACTTTGCCAACTGTATCACCCTTGGTAGGATCTATATCTTTAGGTTTGTTTGTTGATACTTTGCTTTTTTGTTTTAAAGAATCATAAATTGTAGATGACTGTTTCTTAAATTGTTGATATTCTTGGTCCTCTGCCAAATCCCTTATTCTTAGTGTGTCAATGTCAAATTCCAAGTCTATCTTTTGTCCTACACCGCTGGACGATCTTGTTTTCATAAACTGTATTTGATATCTTCCACGTTCTTTCATTGCTCTGCTTGTGAATATACCAAACACGTTATCTGCTGTTTGTACTTTGGATAAACCACCTGCTATATGCGAATGATCAAACTCAATCTCCTCAACACTGGCTCGATTCAACTGCGATGCTGTACACATCAACAAGTTCTTTTCAGTGGCCAAGTTTCTAAGTTCTTCTGACACATACTTGTCTTTTATAAACAAATCCGCAGGGGATATTCTTTTGCTTTTTGGCATCATCAAATCTAAGTAGTCAACCAATATGCAGTCAATTTTCTTCTTAGTTTTTAATTCTAACTCTTTAACATAAGACTTGATGTCAAGCACTGTGCTACCACTCGGCAAATATTTTATCTGTAAGTTTCCTGATTTTTTTGCCAGCATCTTAACTTTCATTTCTACATTTTCGATCTCCGGAAATACTTTCCTAGTTGGAATACCTGTTATCATGGCATCCATCCTCATCGCTACAAGTTGTTCACTCAATTCAAAACTAACATAACAAGTATTCAAACCAGCGGTGGCCCAATTTATAGCAAGATTCTGTAAGAACAAACTTTTACCTGCACCTGATCCGCCTGCAAAAATGTTTAGTTCACCTCGGTTGAATCCACCGAACAGTTTCTTGTCTAAATTGGCCCAACCTGTGCTGATCTGACCATTGGAGTTTTTTAAGTTCTCCAATCTACCTTTTGGATCTTCAAAGTAGTCTGTACCCATATCACGAGTCAATCCTATGTTGACTGCATCTTTTACCTTGTCTTCAACAGGAGCATAGTCGCCCTTTTCAAGCAAGTCTGCTGATTCAAGTATTGCACGTTCAAGTGCCTTGTGTCGGGAAAATGTTTCAAACTCATCTAGCAACCAAGCAAAGTGACTTGGATCTAGATCTTTTGCTGTTTTTAATTTTGTATCAAACTTTGCGTTTACCTGTTCTACTTCAGGCAACACTTTGTATTCTTCTGAATAATCTTTTATAAAACTTGCGATAGGTTGCAACTTCCTATCAAAAGATTTTGGATCAAATATATTCTGTGCTCTTGCATAAGATTCAGCATCTGCCAGTAGCATTTCTAAATAAAGTTTCTGTACGTCAAATGTGTATTCGGCCATTATTTGAAGATCCTTTTAAACTTATCAATTGACTTTTGTAGAGGCATATAAACCTTTTCAACAAAAGTGATGTGCTCAGATAATCTTGAGTCGAGGTCATCTATCTGTTTGGTTATTGTGTTTAGTTTTTTCTTTATTTCCTGTACATCTTTATCGGTCATTTTTTTCCTCCGCAGTATATTTTACAACATTCATGTGCAGAATCAAAGTCTTTTGTTGATTCGAAAAACTTTTTGACATTTTGGTTATCTAAAATTTTATCTAACGTATCTGACTTTATGTTGTAAGAAGAATTTTTTGGTGAAAAAATATGTTTAAATTTGTATCTATGAGTGCCCATGTAACAGCAAGGATAAAAATTACCTTCTGAATCTATATATAATTCATTTTCAGGTTTATCGTTTTTCAAACACATAGGTTGCATGGTGGCTTTATATTTTGGATCTATCATTACCTTTTCTTGATGTTGATAGTAATTGTCAATATATTCTCTGTCTGGCATAAGATCTTTTTTTCCTAACCATCTGTTACTTTTTTCAAGTCTAAAAAAGTCAAAACCTAACTTTTTACAAAGTTCGTTTGCTTCTAAGATTTGATGTTGGTTGTGTTTGAATATGATGTATTTCCACACCATCCTACATCTTCTTTTTTGTAAAGTATTCACAGCCATCATGATGGATTCCCATTTGGCATTTTTTCTATATAGGTGATTTGTGTCTTCTAATCCATCTATTGAAAAAGTTATTTGATCATTTTGATCTAAAATATTGTTTAGTTTTTGCCACCAATTTTTTGTTTTGGCGGATCCGTTTGTGACAATGTTTATTTTACAGTTGTTGTCTTTTAATTTTTTACAAAGTTCTAAAAATTTAGAATGATATATTGGGTCCCCATTGTTGCCACTAAGAAGAACTTGTTTGTCAACTCCGATAAAGTCTACTACATGGTCCACGTTAATTTCATGTAAATTCCTTTTCTTAAAAGTTTCATAGAACCATGTCCTGTCGCAAAGTGGACATTCTAATGTGCATTTACTAGTTGGTTCTATATGAAAACTAACCATACATCTTCCTTTTCAGATCAATCTTTAATTTGTTTGACTCTGTTGATTTCAATATTGATTGTATAACAAACAGTCGACCATATTTTGAAACTGCATCTGCTGTGTCTTTCACACTGTCCTCCCACTCTGGAAACGCAACACTCCAACCAAATTCAATCGCTTGATTTATTAATTTTTGTCCCGGGGCGTCTCTGTCCGGCACAACAATGACTTGTCTACTTAGGCCATTAATAAGGTCACGTTGTATATCATTTACCTCTGATCCCAATATGCTGACACCGGAAATGGTAATGGCATCAAAGGGTCCTTCAGTCACAATAACAAATTTTCTTGACCAATCCTGTGCGTCCATGTTGAAAACATATCCCGGTTGCACATCAGTGAAATATTTTACTTTTTCTATTGGTTGAAATAATCTGCCAGTGTATCCAACCACATCTCCTCTCCAGTAAAAAGGGATCAAGAGTCTTTTGTTGACATCAAAATAGTTGTTTGGCGAATACATAAAGTCATACCAGTCTGGGCCTATGCCTCTGCTTTGCAGATAGTTTAAAAGATCATTAATATTTTTTTGTTCTGATCCCGAAAGATTCCTGTAATCTTCAAGCCAGTGTTCTAGTTTTTTTGTATCTTTGGGCAAGTCCTTTTTCTTGAACGTAACAAATTTTTTCCTTTCATACTTGGCATCACCTTCCTGATGTCTCATCGCCTCGATTGCTAGTTTACGTATAGTGTCATCGGGCACGCCAATGTAAGTCATAAACATACGCATTTTTTGTGTTAGTCTTCGACCAATTACATAACTTGCTTTGAAGCCACAGTTGAAACAATGATATGACACTGTGCCGTCAGCACTTGTCATTATTCCGCCACGTTTTTTCTTATCTTGTGTCTCCCCGTTGTGAATACAACACGGGGCGTTGAATGCTATCCATCCACTAGGAGTTTTCTTACGCCCAGCAGGCAACGAAGTCAGGATAGTCGACTGGATCAGGTTCATCCTTATATTTTACTGTCTATAAAGTATTTTGTCAATGGTGCCAGAATTACCAGATGCATTGTCCCAACTAAACTTAACAAATTGGAAAACGCCGTTGAAATTGTAGTATTTTACTCCAGATGATGGTAAGTCGGTAATTGTTGTGATCACAAAATAGTCCTCTTCCGCCGGACTTGTGGCCATTGTGCCTAAAACTTTTAAGGTGCCTGAAAATCCTTGTGTGTAAACTGCAATAGTGTGTAATGCGTCATTATTATTCTGGCCTGGATGAGCAGATATTGTTGCAGAAGATGTAAATCGTAATGGGAACGGATTATTACTTGTTCTACCGGTAAATGATTCAACAGTTTGACTTGGTGCGAAGGCCGGAAAAGCGCCATCGATAAGTTCAACAGATCCCGCACAGTTGTAACCAGTATCCGCGTAAGTCACTTGAAAATAAGTTGTAGAACCGTCCGAAATAATTTCTCTCACAGCATAGTTGTAAAACTTAGAATCCAGTGAAAGTAGATCTCCATCTGTTATCGTGACTGAGGCAGTTCCTTTTGTTGAAAAAGTTGAACCATCATCATTTATAGTCAAATTACGTGTAAGAACTGCTTTTTTGCTATCAGTGTCGATAAGTGAAAATTCAAAGGATTTGCTCGTAATGTCCTGTGCCTTTTGATCTTCATTTTTAAAAGTGAAGGTTATAGGGTTAGATGCGCCTTTGAATAACTGTAAACGTCTGTCGTACACCTTAGAATTCCTTCCGTGATAACCATTTATGTAGGCTATTACCAAATTTGTAAGTAAATACCTTGATACTGTTTGCATATAGCATATTTAACAGTATTTATTGAATAGCATGAATGAAGTTTTTGAAACATTAGGGAAGAAATTTCCCTTCTTATCATTGATACGCAAGGGAGAACTTGAGTATATTGGTATTATTTCGAACCAAGATAATCAGGTTACCAGTTTCTATGATTATGGAAGAATAATGTTACCTGAGGACAAGATGAAATACCTTAAACTTGGTGAAACTTGGTGGTGGGAGTCAAATAGAAAAATACCAATTAATGTATTTTTAAAAGGCGACTGGACTTACTTCCGGTCAACTTTAGTATCTTTAGCGACCAAAGATCTTAAGATTGTGCATGGGCCTTGTGTAAGATTATCAGATATAGCGAAGAAGAGAATCAAACGAAGAACTATTCAATTGGTGAGAAGACCTATTTAATATAACGCAAAAAAAAAGCACGGTAACCACCGTGCCATTTAATTTCGACATTTTTTTTGGTCCATATTTGTTGCCATTCGGGAAAACAATGGACCAACCAATCTTCTGAGTTCCATCCATTATCAACTTTGCATCTTATAGGCTTTTTAGTTTTTTTAACCACTTCAAGTTGCCGTACAAGTTCGACGCCGAGATTATAATCTGATGGTAGTTCTACTGTTTGGAGTTTTTGTTTTTTAGTGAGTCTTTTTTTCCGGTTGTACACTAAAAGCATATTTACCTTTTCGTATTAAATTCATCTGTACAACTATGGCCTGTGCGTATGCCACTGCGTGTGACTTCTTGAAAAAATAACTTCCGTCCTTTGGTTTTACCCAAACTTCTTTAACTATGTCAGTCCAATACTTGTTCACTAGATGCCTCTTGGCGGGTCTTATAATCGCTAACACAGCCGCAAGTTGTTCAATAGTTTTTGGTTGTAGTTTTGCCACTATGTCAAAATGTCCATTAAGGTGAAACAGTTCATCTACAATTTTTTTATTTGTTAACATTGACCAATCTGGCTCTTCGATCATCAATTTTACTAGTTCTTCTTCCGATTCAACTGCTTTATAGATATTGACGTTCAAACAATCTATTTTGAAATATCCTCTATCTTCTGCTTTTTTATAATCAAGACTTGAGTAACCTGTTATAGGATCAGTTGGAATCTTGTGGAAGTATACACCAGTTTTATGTTTTTCTATCATGTCTTCTTTTATTA